CCTCCACCAGCTTGAGAGTTATGCCCCGCACCAGTACCATCACCACCATCATAACCTTGTCTTGGTGGCCCTGCATTACCTGATCCTCCAGCCCCACTACTGCCTTTAGCACCACCACCACCAGAACCACCATCTCCACCTGACGTCCCCGGATGACCACCACCAGCACCATGACCCCCTCCTTCAGATGTGATGGAAGAAAAAACACTATCGGAACCCTTACTTCCAGTACTGCTATTGGAAGAAGCACCAGCACCGCCAGCACCAATCGTTATAGAATATGCTTGAGCAGTTACAGTTAAATCCGTAGCAGTTAAATATCCACCAGCACCACCACCACCACAACCATAAGATTGTGTTGTATTGCCTTTACCTCCTCCACCACCACCAGCTATTACTAGATAGTCAACAGTAGCTAATTTTCCCACAGCTAGAACCGTAAAAGTGCCTGAAGAGTTAAAGGTGTGAACCTTATAGTCACCGTCAGTAGTTTCTGTACCGCCTGTAGCTTCCATGAAACCAGTTGATGGTTCCCAAGATGCACAACACCCATCTTGCCAATTGATTGTCGGCCCATCAATAGTAGCTGTTACACCTAAATCAGTCTGAACAGTTGCTGGAGTCAGCGTAGCTGTACTCAAGGCTACATTTGTTGATACTTCAAGATCTGACTGTTTTGTTAAACCTGTCCAAGTCGTTTCCCAACCAGCATCATCTGTTGCACTATTATTAAGTCCTATAGCTAGACCATTCGCAGGTATAGTTATAACATCGCTAACAGGGCTTTCATTACCTGTAGCAAAAGTATCATGTCTTGTAGCTTTTGCACCATAAATAGCATATACTACAATACCGCCAAACTGGGCCGTACCAGTTGTAACAATATCAGCAGATGTTCCTGTATCTAATGAAATAATCCAAATACTTCCTTTAGTAAAAGTTCCTTGAACTACCCTTGTACAAGAAGATCCACCCACTGTAACACTAGTAAGTTCGGTAGTTCCACCATTAGAAACACAAACTACAATTTGCCTACCTGTTTTGGCAGTACCAAGTGATACAGAAGAATAAGTATGCGTAGTAGCTGATCCTTGAGCATCTGGAGTTGCTGTTAGCTCGAATGTTACAACATTTCCTCCTAAACTTCCTGCTGCCATCATTAAATTATTTTGAAACATTAACCATATTCCTGTGATAAAATTGCCTGAATGTTGTCACCAACATTATCACTAGATACTGAAGCAACAATATAATCAAGTCTGTCTACTGCACCATTAGATGTAGAGAAGGTTGGGTCAGTTCCTGCCGGGAATTTCCAAGCGGCATTCCAAGAAAGAGTTCCACTTCCTCCTGACTGTACAAAAAAGATACTTCCTACTTGTCCCTTTCTACAATTTGTTGGTTGTGCCATTGTATGTGCTGCTGTAACCGTAGTCAGGAAATTCTGTGCTGTTCCAAAATTAAGGGATACAGAAGTTATTCCATCTATTGCTGTTGTATGAATAGAGGCTGCTGCTGATTCAGAGAGAGCTATCTGTCCCAAGAATGCCGCATTACCTGATACAGTGGCTGTTCCTGCTACATATAGGTTTCCTCCTATAGTAGCATTACCTACTGAAATATTACCTGCTACAGGTACTCCAGTTATATTAGAGCCATCCCCAAAGAAAGCAGAAGCACAAACCTTGCTACTTACATGGACATCCCCTTTAACAGTTACATTACCACCCAGACATACATTTCCTAATACATCCAGTGTGCCTCCTATTGTTGTATTACCGCTTACTCTGACTGTTCCCAGAAATCCTGCTGCTCCAGATACCGTAGCAGTATTTGCCATTACTACAGCAGCCTCCAAACTAGTAGCACCAGATACTCTTACTGTTCCCAGAAATCCTGAGTTACCAGTAATAGTTGCAGTATCTGTCATTACTACGGCAGCTTCCAGACTAGTAGCACCACTTACTCTAAGAGTTCCTAGAAATCCTGAATTACCTGTTATAGTCGTTGTACCACCAACAACCAGATTACTTGTTATAGTAGCTGTACCACCAACAGCCAGATTACCTGTCAAAGTAGTATTACCGACAATAGTAACAGTACCACCTACATGTAAATTAGTACCTATAGAAACATCACCGCTTACTGAAACATCACCATCAAAATTGGCATTACCTGTGATCTGTGCTGTACCTCCTACAGATAAATTACTATTTACAGCTAAAGTAGAACCAAGACTAGTTGCTCCACTTACTCTTAATGTTCCTAAAAATCCACTAGCTCCACTTACAGTTGCTGTAGACTTAAGAACAGTAGCACCAGTAATACTAGTTGTCCCACTTACATAGAGATTACCAACAATCGAAGCACTACCTACACATATATCACCTGTAATAGCAGCTACCACATCTGTAAGATTAGAACCATCTCCATAATATGTAGATGCACATACTGTACCTGCTACTTCTAGACTTCCATCTATCTTTGCTTTATTAGTAGCAAGATTTAATGCTGTATTAACTCCATTACCTGATTGTATGTTAGTAATCGAAGTTGTAATACCACCATTAGATGCACTGGAATTAACCTGTAATAAATCCTTATAGGTATTGGATATTAGTTTTCCTGTTAAATCTGTCATATCTGTTGCCAAAGCCTTTCTGTCTCATCCCATTTAGTGGAAGCATTATTCCATGCAATACTTCTTCCTCCAGTATCAGGTCTGGGATTTCTAATAGCAGGGTTATCTTTTACTCTTGGTACTTTATTCTGAGGATTATTCTTTAAATCGTATTGTCCTTCAAAGTCTTGAGGGCATACCAACATTCCATAACTATTCAGTCTCATGACTCTATGCGGATAAACAAACCCACATGTATCACACATTGCTAATGCTCTTCGTTGTGTTGCCATCTCTAATTATAAAATGTCAGTCTGGGCAGAAGATAGATACTAGCTCTTTCTCTGTCTTCTTCCATTGCCCTTCCTAATATCTCCTCATAGTTTGTCTTTAACATTGCAGTTTTAGTAGCTTCTACTCCCGGTCTTTTCATGGATAGGTAATAAGCCAGACCACAGGTAAGTGCAGGTAGAAATCTTTTAGGAGTATCTGCATTCTGTATAGCAGACTTATTCACATCCTCTACTTCACTTACAATTTCCATCCTGAGAATATCGGTAGAATTTTCTGGGATAGGCCATATAGACATAACAGGATTATCTCTTCCTCTCCTGATACTATACTGGGAAGCTCTTCCTGTCTGAGTTTTTGCCGGGATAAGTAAGTATTCTTCAGGAGTAATTCTGGTAATTTTAATATCTGTATTATCTCTACGAGTTGTAGCTTCTAAAACATTAATTGTAGAGCTACTTAAAGAATAGTCTGCTGTAGAAGCAGCGACTGTAACAGCCGTAGTACTTGTCGTCCAGAGAAGAACACCTCTATTCTGCCAATCTCTCAACATCAGATTAATAGAACGTCTGGCAGTCGCTGGAGTATGTCCAAGTGTATCTTCACCACCAATCATTTCGGTAGCTTCTTGGATTACTTCATCTATATCCAAATTAAAATTATATGTACCTGATACTGCCATTCTATCTCTTCCTATTCCATATACTCTGTAGGTGCGCCCCAATCAGACGGCCTACAATTACATTCATCACATTTACATATTTTATTACCATCATAGAAAGAACACATCATATCGCAATGACAGGCGTGTTCGCAGTGTATGCAAACATGACTTATAGTTTCCACTTTCTCTATGTACCAATTTCTTTAATTCTTATTGTAGCATTTTTAATATAAGAGGAAAACATATTGGTCAGGATAAAAGGAAATACTCCATGTATTATTAATCCTATCATTACCAACATTCCTCTGATACTTTCAAACCATGTAAACCTAAGATGTTTAATGTAATTTAATTTAACATCTTTTAAATGTTTATAATTAATCATAGCATCTCCTATTCTGCTTTACTGCCATAAGTATCCTTAAATTTTAATTGTACATAATTAGAACGAGCTTGAAAATACTCTTTAAAAGTTATGTAGTCTTCCTTATTAACTTTAGGAATACTGTAATCTATCTTGGTATAATCGTCAAACTTTTCTTCTGGCATAACTTTTAGCTACGAAAGCATCTCCAGAACGATTTATCTTTCCTTTACCTTTACCCTTACCCCACTTACCATAGGATTCATTTCGACTTGCTTTGAGTTGTTTCTTGGTCCTTTTCTTCTTAACCCTCATCGCAATCGATTCATCTTTCCGGGCTTTATAACCTTGTTTTTTCTTACCTACTTTACCACCATTCTTCATATGTCGCCTACGATCTGCTTCTGACATAACACCAGCCCTAGCCATTTCCGCTGGATATAGTCCTACTCTTGTCATTCCTGCCATTTTAT